GAACGAGTTTATCTTGAACAGTTGGCCGCAGGCACATTTGTTGGTTTAAAATCTGGCGACACCTTGCAGTCACCAACCACAACTGGTGTTCAATTTTCTCTGTCACGCCTTGACAGAGGAACAGCCGGCGTTCCAGATGTTCCGTTGCTGGCCATTTACGGAGAAGCAGTGGTTTCGTCGTTGCCTGCATTGAGAGATGTGCCAATCAACAACGGCATTACAGTTTCTGATTATGTGGACACATCAGTGGTGACTGCGTCGATAGGCCCGTTGACGCCGACAAATGTTCAAGCAATTATGGCAGCAGTTGCTGCAAGCGTATGCCAACCGGCTGATGTCATAACAAACGAACTGGGTGTAGGCAAGTACGGATTCAATTGCGATCAGTTGGAAGCAGCCGGGTATCTAAAACCTGGCACATGCGCAAGATTTTTACAAGGACCATAATGGCTACTTTACCAAACATTCCCGGGTTACCTAACTTACCGGCTGTTACGGGTATACCTAACCCGAGCAATTTTATCGATGTGTTGAAAAGTCCCAGCGTGTGGACCGGCAAAGATGGTGTAGCTGGAGTAACTGCGTTACTGTCAAATCCGGCACTGCAAGACAAAGTTCAATTTGGGCTGATGAAATCCAGTTTTGATACATTGGTCGAAACTGGCCAAATCAAAACACCCGGTGTCAATTTAACTCCGCCATTTGGACAACTGTATGATGCTGCTGCTAATTTTGGCAAAAATTTAATATCAGCATCTGCTGGGTTAGTCAAAGCACCAGATGTGCTGAGTAAACTATCTACCAGTGGGTTAGAAAGTTCATTATCCTCGCTGGAATCTAAATTGTCAGGCCTTGCTGGCAGTTTAAAATCAGCAGTGAGTGGTGGTATTGACGGCATTGGCAGCATTGGCAGCAGTATTGGCAGCAGCTTTAGCGGCGGTGCTGCCGGGATCAGTGCAAGTATTAATTCAGCAGTCAATGCATTAAATGATCCCAACGCACCGCCCTACACCGGCGATGACCCAATTGTTAGAGCACGCCTGGGACTGCCTGCCATACCCCAAGCAGGTGCTGATGCATTGGGTGGCGCCAGTGCTGCCCTTGCATCCAACAAAGGAATAGCAGACCTCGGCGGCCTGTTAGCAAACTCTAGCAAATTTGGAGTCGGTACTGCCACAGCCTGGGCCAAAGGAATTGAAAGTTCAGCAAGTTCAGTAGGCTTGGATGTAAACAGTGTGGAAGGTGTTGCCAGTAGCCTTAAAGGCCTTGCCAGTGGATTTGAAAGTTCAGTCAGCGGCTTTTCAAAATCTAGCGGCATCACTGGTGCCATTGGAAATTTAGGAAGTCTAAAAAGTGCCGGCGCCGACTTTGCTGCAAAAGCAGAAGCATTAAAACCACAGATGGATTCATTGGCCAAACAAGGACAGTTTGCTGTTAATTTTAGTGATTTCAAATTGCCAGCCGCAGTGGCAGGTGTTATCCCAGCAGCCGGATTCAAAGGCACAGTGGACAGAGCAACATTGAATTCAGCAGTGAGTAAACTGGTTGGCAGTAGTAAAATACCTGCGCAGAATTTTAGTCCACAGGCAGTTGACATTGCTTCTCTTGAAGCCGCAGCTCTGCAAGCAAAAGCAGCACTCAACGGAAGCATACCCGGCGGGCTCAGCGGCCTTTCAAGAAACGCTGATTCTTTTGTCAACTCGTTGGGAGATCCCAACGCACCTCCATACACTGGTGATGATCCAATTATTAGACAACGATTGGGACTGCCTCCAATACAGACAGCCTAACGGAGTAAATACAACATGACAACATTTGTAGGATTCAACACAATAGGACAAACAAAGAAATTTACATTGGTAGATTTTGAATTGGTCAAACGCGATCTGCTGAATGCCCTTAACATACAGCAGGGACAACTGCCAGGTCGTCCAGGATATGGCACTCTGATATACAGTTACATATTTGAAAATCAAACACAAGACACTGAACGAGCCATACTGGCAGAAATACAGCGTGTGGCCAGTTTAGATCCAAGAATTTTTATTCAGTCAGCTGCTATGTTTCCACAAGAAAACGGCATATTGGTTGAGTTACAAGTGATGATGGTTCCTGGTCAAACAACTGAATTTTTAAGCGTGTACTTTGATCAACAAACCGCCAGCGCCAGTTACGCATAATACTCACACATAAACTGGGTAGTTTATTTTCGCCATAAATAATCTACAAGATGGATTATTATGGCAAAAACTACTAGACAAACCGCAGTATTTGGTGTTGAGGATTGGAAAAGAATCTACCAAACTTACCGCGAAGCCGACTTCCAAAGTTATGACTTTGAGACTCTGCGCAAGAGTTTTGTTGACTATGTACGATTGTACTATCCGGAAACATTCAATGACTACATTGAGTCATCAGAATTTATTGCCATACTGGATGTGATGGCATTTATGGGCCAGTCATTGGCCTTCCGCACAGACCTAAATACTCGTGAAAATTATCTAGACACTGCCGAACGCCGTGACAGCGTGGTTCGCTTGGCCAACCTGGTAAGCTACACACCCAAACGCAATACCGAAGCCAACGGATATCTCAAGGTGTTTTCTATACAGACAACAGAAAATGTTGTGGACTACAACGGAATCAACCTGGCCAATATCACTGTCAACTGGGCCGATCCTACAAATTTTGATTGGCAAGAACAGTTCAATGCCATTATAAATTCTGCTTTGATAAACACTCAGCGAGTTGGGCGCCCAGGTAATAGAACCACAATTCAAGGTGTTCGCACTGATGAATACACAGTTAATTTAGTTCCAGGTTTTCTACCAGTGCTGCCTTACAGCGCAGTGGTAGACGGCGTCAACATGCCATTTGAAGCTGTCAGTGCCACTGCCACTGGCTTACCGGCCGGTGTTGAATATGTTTATGAACCCAGTCCAGTTCCCAACGGACAGTTTGGCATGTTGTTCCGCAACGACCAACTGGGTTTTGCGTCGGCCAATACTGGATTCTTTTTCTTGTTCAAACAAGGTGTGCTGCAAAATCAAGATTTTAATTTGGCCGAGCGCATTGCCAACCGTGCAGTCAATATCAATATTGAAGGGGTCAACAACACCGATCGCTGGTTGTATCAATTGGACAATGTGGGCAACATTGCTCGTGAATGGACGTTTGTTGAAAGTGTATACACAGCAGCAGCCGAACAACAGAGCGGACTACGACCATTGTATTCAGTCACCAGCCGAGCAAGCGACCAAATCACATTGAACTTTGGCGACGGTGTGTTCTCAGAAATTCCAGTGGGATTCTTCCGCGCATATGTTCGTGCATCAAATGGATTGCAATACATCATCAATCCAGAAGAAATGCAAAGTGTGATACTGAGCATTGCTTACATCAGTCGCACTGGACAGAATGAAACATTGACAGTTACCTGTGGCATCACAGAGCCAGTGAGTAATTCTCTTGCTCGTGAAAGCATTGACGAAATCAAGCAACGAGCTCCTGCCCGTTACTACACACAAAATCGCATGGTCAATGGTGAAGACTACAACAACTTCCCATTCACTCAGTACAATTCAATTATCAAATCCAAAGCACTGAACCGTGCGTCAATTGGTACCAGCCGTTATCTTGATTTGGTTGACAACACTGGCAAGTACAGCAGCACCAACACTTTTGGCAGTGATGGTGCATTGTATAAATCAAATGAATTGCCAACATTTTTATTCAGTTGGTTGTCAACCAACGACATCGGCGACGTGTTGACCAATCGTGTTGAACCAATATTGGCAACCGAAGCTACTACACAATTTTACTATGCAAATTACCCAAGACCGTCGTTGACATCGTTGGCAGTGAGTTGGAACCAGAGCACAACACTGGCAAACGAAACCACTGGTTATTTTAAAAATGCAGCCGGTATCCCTGTTTCCATAGGAGCATATTCCAGTAACAATATGAAATATGTTCAAGTTGGCAGCTTGATTAAATTTAGATCGCCAACTGGCTACTACTTTGACGCCAACAACAGATTGGTATTGGGCACTCCTACCAGAGCCGACGAAAAATTAACCATATGGGCAGCAGCCACAGCGGTGTACCTTGACGGCACAAATCAAGGACTTGGCAATTTTACCAATGGACTAGGTCCAGTGGTGCTCAACAACTATGTGCCTACTGACTCTCAATGCGTTGAAGTAATTCCGTTGTTCTTGACTGACCTAGGCACAACTGTCAGACAAAATGCTCTATCCCAAATTGAATTGTATCGCAATTTTGGTCTTGGCTACAACAATTTGACCAACACATGGTATGTGATTACTGCTAGTAATCTTGCAGTTGATGCCACCTGGAGTGAAACTTATGCCGGCGACACTTCGGGCGCAAATTTAGATGCCAGCTGGGTAGTACAATTTGTTACCGACGGCGAATCATACCAAGTGACCACCAGAGCATTGAATTATTATTTTGGCAGTGTGCTTGAAACACGATTCTTTTTTTATGGCGACGAACAAATTTATGACAGCCGAACAGGCACAGTCATTCGCGACTTTGTGAGAGTATTGAAAACAAACAGTCGTCCTGATTCTAATTTGCCACTTGACAGTGACATCTCAATGCGCATCATTGGTCAACCGGTACAGCCCGACGGCTATGTGGATGATTATCAAGTGTTGGTGTCCTGGCAAGACAGAGATGCCGACGGTGTGCCAGACAATCCAGATTTCTTTGACGAAATTGTTGCGCCAGCGGTAAACCCAAGTACCAAGTTGGTATTCTTTCAACGGATTGTGGACTTTGATAATCTTGAACGCTATGTGCTGGTGGATTCTGGCATAGTGAACGATCAGTACGCAACATTGGATGATATCACCTTAGAAAAATCACAATACATTGTTGGTCAAGTGTTCTATGCCTACACTGATCAAATATTTTATATTTTGTCATTGAACACAACTGGAACAACTTCGTTGATAGTAACCAACGATTACCAAAGTCGCGTTGGCCGTCAAGATTTATATTATCAATATCGCCACAACAGCACCTTGACCAATCGCATTGATCCGGGCTCAACAAACATTATTGATTTGTATGTGGTCACACAAGATTACTATACTGCTTATAGAAATTACATTGTGGATTCAACCAACACAATACCAGCACCTGTGCCACCCACAATTGATGCGCTAAGTACAGAGTATGCAGGATTACAAAACTACAAAATGATTTCTGACAATGTAATTGTGAATCCTGTACAGTTCAAACCTCTGTTTGGTGCCAAGGCAGCAGAACAGTTGCGAGCAACTATCAAAGTTATTCGTGCCAGCAACTCAACTGCATCAATTAGCGAAATCAAAAGCAATGTGGTTGCCAACTTAGACGCATATTTTGCAATCGCAAATTGGGATTTTGGTGATACATTTTACTTTTCGGAACTGTCAGCTTACCTGCATCAACAGTTGGGTGATATAGTGAGTTCAGTGGTGTTGGTTCCAATAAATCCACAAAAGAGTTTTGGTGATCTATATGAGATCAGATCCGCACCCAATGAAATTTTTGTCAATGCAGCTACAGTGGCTGACATTGTGGTGATTGAAGCACTGACCAGTACCAATCTTAGAACTGCCCCAGGCAGCGGAGTAATTTAATGGCAAAAGTGAGAACAGTAGATTTCTTACCTGAAATATTTCAGACATCTACCAACAAGCAATTTTTAGCTGCTACTCTGGACCAACTGGTTCAAGAACCTCAGTTTAAAAAGACACAAGGATTTGTTGGTCGTCGTGTTGGTCCCGGAGTCAATGCTGACAATCGTTATGTAGTGGAACCCACTGCTGTCCGCACAAACTATCAGTTGGAACCAGGTGTTATACTGTTAAAACCTGACAGCGACACAGTCGAAGATGCTATTACATATCCTGGCATTAGTGATGCATTGTCCACGCAAGGTGCGTACATTGACAACAGTGACAGACTCTACACCAGCGAATACTACACTTGGAATCCTCAAATTGACTTTGATAAGTTTGTAAACTTCAGTCAATATTACTGGTTACCTGCAGGTCCAGACAATGTAGATGTTGGTGCCACTGCCATTCCGTTAACGGCTGATTACACAGTCACCCGAGAAAATGGCGTATATACTTTTTCTAATTACCCCACAAATAACCCAGCAATCACCCTGGTGCGTGGCGGCAACTACACATTTAATGTAGCACAAAATCAAAAAGAATCAGTCAACTTCCGTGTTACCAGCAGCGGCATATCTGCATATGTGATTGATTATGTTCCAAACCCTGCATTGACTCTGGTGCGCGGCAACACCTATGTGTTTAATTTAAATCTTGATACAGCGTCTCCGTTCTGGATCAAGACTGCTCCTACTCAAGGCACCGGCAATCAATACAACACAGGTGTCAGTCGCAACGGTTCACAAACTGGCAACATCACATTTACTGTGCCGCAAGATGCACCAGATAATTTATATTATGCCAGCGAAACGCAGTTTAACATGCAAGGAACATTCACCATTGTGGATGGAACTCCGGGCACTGGCCCAGGATTCTGGATTCAAATGACGCCTGGTGTTTCAGGGACACTACCATGGGCCCCAAACATCAGCAGCAGAGATGTGTTGGGAGTGATCAACAACGGCGAAGATTTAGGCACAGTACAATTCAATGTGCCACTGGCCACCGCACAGAGTTTTTATTACACATTGCCCAGTATTGGATCAGTTGATTTAATAACCTCCTTAACTTTTGAACAGATCAACAATCAATTCTTAGCTGAATTCTTTACACAGAATCCTGGCGGTATTGACGGCATTACCAATTTAAATGGTCGCACAGTTGTGTTCGTCAACAATGCCAGTGCTGATCAAGGCGGTTGGGAAATTACTTCACAATTTGATCCGTTGCCCAATGTGGGCAATGTTCAGTCAGGTGCTGGCAGTTTTGACAGCATTCCGTTTGCACAAGCAACTCCGTTGACTCAAGCACAACGCTACAGCGTATGGCAAATTGAATATATCACTACCACCGGTGGCCAGCAATACATGCAGTTGAACAGTGTGTTGCCTGTTGAAAATTTAGAAAAATTTAATGTGTTGTTTGGGACACAATATTCCAGTACTGAATGGTATAAAAATGCCGACGGAATATTTGAACAAATTCCACTACTGACAGCAATTAAAGATGTGTTGTATTATCAAGACGGAACAGATCCAGAAATATTTGGGCAAATTCGTTTGATCAATCAAGATCAAGCCAGCACAATCTTTGTTGAAGATATCATTGGCCAGCCGTCGTACACCAGCCCCAATGGCGTGATATTCACCAATGGTCTCAAAGTTCAATTTCGCGGAACCACATTCCCTGCCAGCTACGAAAATCAAGAATACTATGTTGAAGGAGTAGGCACAGCAATTAAATTATTGCCTGTTGCTAATTTTGTAACGCCTGAAACCTATACACAAAGTGCCACTATTCCGTTTGACAGCGTTGGGTATGATATTGGCAATTATGATGCCTCGGACAACGCTCCGTTAATTCCAGATTATCTGACAATTAACCGTGCAAGCCCTGACCTAAATGCGTGGTCACGATCTAATCGTTGGTTTCATGTGGATGTTATTAACGTCAGTGCTGCATATAACAATACCACAGCAGTGTTAGACAACAACTACAGAGCCAAACGCCCAGTGATAGAATTCATTGCTGGGACTAAATTATTTGATTTTGGCACTGAAGGTAAGCAACCAGTTGATATTGTTGACTTTAACGCAACCGATGCGCTCAGTACCATCAACGGTACAATTGGCTACAGTACCGATGGATATACACTTATCAATGGCAGTCGCGTTATATTTGCAAACGATTCAGATTTACAAGTTCGAAATAAAATATACGAAGTAACATTCATTGAACCAGACACTGTTAATCCATTGATTAATCAACCTATAATAAATTTAGTTCCTGCTGCTGATTCCACTGTGCTGGTCAATCAAACAGTGGTTGCATTGAGCGGAGTAACACAACAAGGACTGAGTTATTACTTTGATGGAGTTGACTGGATACTGGCACAAGAAAAAACTGCCACTAACCAAGCACCATTGTTTGATGTATTTGATTCTGCTGGCGTGAGTTTCAGCGATCAAACAACATATCCTAGTTCTACATTTGTTGGAAGTAAACTATTCAGCTATGCCATTGTCGATGGCACAGCAGATCCAGTGTTGGGATTTCCTGTGCGTTACCTGAGTCTTACCAACATTGGTGATATTGTATTTGATAATAATTTATACACCGACACATTCAATTATGTAACCGGCACCGTCGGTGTTGTAGGCGATGTCAGTGATGGATTTGTGTATCAATACAGTGACCGCGTTTTATACACTCGTAAAATTGGATGGGATGTTGCAGCAACACCAAGTCAAATTCGACAACAATTTCAATTTGTCTACAACGGAACACCGTTGCAATTGGATATTGTTGTGCCGGTTAATACCACAGTGCCGGCCATTATGCTTTATGTGGCCAATGAATTTGTGTTGCCTCAAGATTACACAGTTACAATAAACGCAAACACAACTATAATTACACTTGCCAAAATTTATGTACCGGGTTCAGTGATTGAAGTGCAAGTACTGAGTGATCAAGTTAGTGCAACGGGTTTTTACGAAGTTCCTATCAATTTGGAGAACAATCCGCTCAACGCTAACAGTGATGTGTTCACACTGGGAACTGTGCGAACACATTACGAAAGCATTGCAGAGAATCTCATCAACTTCTCAGGTAAAATCAACGGTGCCAACAACACCAGAGACCTGGGTAACATTGGTCGCTACGGCACAACAATACTGCAACAAAGTTCTCCAATGACTCTGGCCGGATTCTTTATGAGAGAACCGACATATAATATTTTTAAATCGTTAGAGTTCAACGATAGAGAATACAATAAATTTAAAAATAGAATGTTGGCAGCAGCCATTCAAAGCGAATGGGGCACATTCACTACCAGTCAAATACTTGATTCAATCATCACGGACCTTAACCAGGGCAAAACTAATATAAACAGTTTTTTCTATAGCGATATGATACCAAGTGGCAGTGTGTACACAGAAGTTGTTCACACTGTGACACCAATCACCACAGGTATATTTGACACAGTTCAAACATACACATTTACATCTGCTAACTTTTTAGGATTGTTGGTTTATCTAAATGGTAATTTGTTAACACTGAACTATGATTACACCGTGGCCACAGATGGACCACGAATTGATGTCACTGTGCCATTGACTGTGGGTGATCAAGTTACTGTTCGAGAATACGCTACAACCACTGGCAGTTTTGTTCCCAATACTCCTACCAAGATGGGTCTGTATGCAGCGTACAAACCACAGATGTATTTGGATACAGACTATGTCAATCCCACAATGGTTATCCGTGGGCACGATGGCAGCATCACAGTTGCGTTTGGTGATCTGCGTGATGATATATTGCTGGAATTTGAGCGTAGAATTTTTAACAATTTAAAAACTCAAGACAATCCAGTTCCGCTGGTAGCAGAGGATGTGATACCCGGATACTTCAGAACAACAGATTATACTGCTGCTGAAATTACAACCATACTTGGTGAAAGTTTCTTGACCTGGTGTGGCCAAAACAAAATTGATTACAAAACTCAGCAGTACATCAACACCAATGAGTTCACATACAACTACAGTCAAGCCGGCGACAAACAATACAATCTACCATTGTTGGGCGCCTGGCGCGGAATTTATAGAAATTTTTATGATACTCTGAGTCCATCTACTACACCGTGGGAAATGCTGGGATTTAGCCAACAACCGGTGTGGTGGACCAATCGTTATGGACCGGTTCCTTACACCGGAGACAACTTGGTGTTATGGGATGATATCCAAGCGGGTTATGTGGCTGATCCTGTAGCACCGTATATTATTCCAAAATATCAACGACCAAACTTGTCCACATTCTTTATCCCTACTGGGTCTGAAGGCGCACTGCTGCCTCCACTGGACAGTGTGGTCGGAGCATATGATCCCAATGCTTTCCGTAAGAGTTGGGTAGTTGGTGATGGCGGTCCCGCTGAAGCTGCATGGTGGACCAGCAGCAGTTATCCTTTTGCTGTGATGCGTTTGCTGGCACTGACACGCCCTGCTGAATTTTTTAGTTTATTTGCTGACCGTGACCTTTACAAATACGATGCTGACCTAGAACAATATCTATACAATGGTCGTTACAGACTGGACGCCAATGGTGTTCAAGTGTACGGCGGTCATGTCAACCGTGTTACTGGAACAGTTACTCCTGTCAGCAAAGCCAGTTACATCAACTGGATTGTGGATTACAATCAACAGTTGGGCATCAATTCAACAGATGCGTTGGAACAAGCGTTGGCCAGCCTTGATGTTCGTTTGTGCTGGAGAACTGCCAGTTTTACAGACAAACAATACCTCAAAGTGTATACCGAACGGTCAAGTCCAAACAGTCAAAACTCCAGTCTGCTGTTGCCGGATGAAAGTTACAATTTGCTGTTGTACAAAAATGTGCCATTCAGCTCATTTGCATACAGTGCAGTTATTGTACAGGCAGTTGCCACTGGATATGCAGTGCTTGGATACAGCACAGTTGATCCATACTTTAATATTCTAGCAAGTAGGGCCAATGGCCAACTACAGACAGTCAGCGCAGGCGGCAGCACTGTGCGTGTGCCAAAACAATACAGTACAGATATTGTACAAGTGCCATACGGATTTGTATTCACCAATCAAAGTTCGGTGGTTGACTTCTTGTTGAGCTATGGACAGTACTTAACTGGTCAAGGATTGATTTTTGGTGAAGATCGTGAAAATGGTTATCCGCTGGATTGGCAACAAATGGCCAGAGAGTTCTTGTACTGGGCAAACCAAGGTTGGGGTGTCAACAGTTTAATCAACTTGAATCCAGCTGCAACTCAATTGGTTGCAGAAAGACCCGGTGCAGTCATTGACAATGTGATGATGCAGAATATAGAAAATATAATGCTGGATCAAAATCGTCAGCCTTTTGATGCTAGAAATTTAATTATAGAACGATTGGAAAATAGATTTAGTGTGACCAGTGCCAACGGTCAGGCAATTGCCTATGCCAACTTACGATACACCAGTTATGAAAATCTTGTAATTTTAGACAATGTTAGTATTTTTGCTGATTTAATTTATAATCCGACTACTTCCGCTAGACAAAACCGCGTCAATGTGATAGCAATGACCACTACCGAGTGGGATGGCACATTGAATGCACAAGGTTTTGTGTTGAATCAAGACAATGTGCAAGATTGGATACCAAATCGCAGATATGCCAAAGGCGAAATTGTCAATTATAAAAATACCTATTGGTCTGCTCAGATAATTGTTCAGCCCAAAAGAGAATTTGCCTATGCTGACTGGGTCAAGAGCGATTATACCAAAATACAAAAAGGTCTGTTGCCCAACTTGGCCAACAAAGCAGACCAATTGGCCAACAGTTACAACACACAAACAGCCAACTTGGAGCGTGACAACGATTTATTGAGCTATGGTCTGATCGGATTCCAGCCGCGTGAATACATGGTTGCATTGAATCTCGACGACACCAGTCAAGTTAACCTGTACAAACAGTTCATTGGTACCAAAGGTACTGTGCTGAGTGCTGAGATATTCACTGGTGCAAATCTTGGTAAGGAAGTTGCTGATTATCAAATCTATGAAAATTGGGCAGTGCTGCGCGGCACCTACGGCGCCAACGCCAATCGCAGTTTCTTTGAATTGCAATTGAATGAAGCATTGTTACAAAGTGATCCTGCAACAATTCAAATAATTGAAGTGGGCGAACCGAGTGTAGCAAATCAAACTGTATTGTTAAGCAATGTATGGCGCGAAAGTTATAAGTTGCCGTCGACTAATATTCTGCCTACAACAACCACAACCATTACAGACACTGCATTGCCAACAGCAGGTTATGTCAACATCAGTGATGTTGACATAACAGTGTTTTCGTTGGATGACCCAAGTTCAATTGCAGCGGATCTTGACAACATCGGAAATGGTACAAGAATCTGGGTGGCCAAAACAAACAGTTTTGACTGGAATGTGTATCGCGCTACTCAAACTCCAGGAAGAATTATCCGAGTAAGTGACAATCTCAACGGAACAAGTTTAGTTACATTTACTGAGATACACGATTTAAATCGCGGCGATATATTAATTGTTCGATTTTTCAATGAATCTTTTAATGGTGTGTACCGTGTGTTGACAGCGCCAACACCAACCACTTTGACAGTTGCTTATGCATTCACAGGCAGCCAAATTGTTGCCACTGGTAACGGCCTAGCATTTTATCTTGACACAATGCGTGTTGCACAAGCCAGTGATGTGGGATCATTATCATACGCCAATGACCTAGTGCCAGGTGCACTGGCCTGGGTTGATGACAACGGCGCACAACTATGGGAAGTACTGGAAAAACAAGATGTTTTCACTGACAACTATTCTTTAATACAACAGTTGCCAATAGAAAATACTGCGTACGGCACAAGTGTTGCACAAGCATATGATAACCTTGCTGCTCTAGTAGGTGCACCTACATTCTACAATGACGCAACTGCTACTGTGACTGGTGTAATATATCCTTATGTACGAGGTGCAGATGCCTTGTATGTTGACGATAATTTATTGTACTTGACAGCGCCTGAAACATTGGGGTTTGGTAATGACATTGCATTCGGTAATCAAACATGGGCAGTAGCAGGCGCAAGCCTCAGTGCTGCCGGAGTTGGATATGCTTCAATTATCAATAGAGATCCGTCTGACAGTAGATTTACACAGCCACAACTGTTGGTGGCACCGGACTATGATACCAGCGCAGGAAGTTTTGGTACAAGTGTTGCCATAAGCAAAGATGAACGAATTGTGTACATTGGAGCTCCGGACGAAAATGCAGTGTATGCCTATGGCCGAGTTGATGTTGCTGCACAGTCAGTAACATACTTTGCAGATGGAGTAAATCAACAATATCAATATTCAGGTGCTATCAAAATTGATTATACAAATCCCAATCAATTGGTAGTAGTTGTTAACAATACAGCACAAGTTGAAGGCGTTGACTATGTTCTAAGCAATACCGCTGTGCTATTTACAAATCCACCACTTAGTGGTTTATTGATTCTGATTGCACGTCGCCAGTCTATCCAACTTGACAATCAAGTTTACTACGGAGTAACACAAGATTCCACATCGGGATCAGGATCACAAGCAACATTTACTGTAGACCGCACTCGTGGAAACTATGCAGTATCATTGACTGCTCCAGGACTGGGCTATGAAATTGGCGATACACTCACCATTGATGCTGCCACTATTGGTGGTGGCACGTCACCTACAAATGATTTGGTGATCACAGTTAACACAGTCACAGTTGGTGGAATTGTCACGTTTACACCTGTGGGTTCTGGAGTTGATGACGATGACTCGTTTGACCTGTCTGAATATTTGTATACAGCAGTTGACATTGATTCGTTCTTGTTAGAAGTAAACGGATTTGCACAGCGCCCGTACATTGATTATACATTTGCCGGAACAACAGTCACATTTGAACCTGCTGCTATACCAGCAGCAGATGCAATTATCTTTGCATCTGCTAGAACACATTTCAAATATATTGACAAAATTGACGGTCCTGCCAACAGTGTAAATTTTGGTCACAGTGTTGCGTCAGCCACAGATGGCCGACAGGTAGTGATAGGAGCGCCAACAAGTTTGGTTTCTTCCTTGGAGTCTGGCAGCACATATGTGTATGATCGCAGCGTATTACGATATCAAGTTGGCATAGGCGAAACCAACACCACAACATTTGCATTGCCTGCGGGATGGCAAGCGCCGGTCAGCGTGTTGATCAACAATGAATTTTTGACCAATGCAGAGTTTGCAGTTGATGGTGGATTCAATGTGGTTGCCAACGATGTTGTGTTGACCAGCGCAGTGACACTGGAAGTGGGCGACATAATTGAAATTGAAAGCAACATATTCAACACAGTACAACAAATTGTCATAACATCTGATTGGGATGCTCTAAATCAAACAGCAGACAATACACCAATTTATCAAGCACAATTTGGGTGGGATGTGGATTTGTGTCCAAACAACTGTAGCATCTACATAGGAGCGCCACAGAACACCAACAATGATTCTGGCTCTGTGCAGCGCAATGTGAACCAGGCCCGGGTGTACGGTATAATCTCTTCACCAGTTGCAAATCCTGTGTTGACAACAGGCAACACTGTCCGTGTCAATGACTACCAAATTGCTGTGCCTGCTGCCCCCAACAACACAGTGGCAGGACTTGCTGCGGCCATCAACAGTGCCAACAACGGCATTGGCATACCCAATGCCACAGCCACAGTAAGTGATGATTTGTTTTTTGTTGCCAATGGTATTGTAAAAACATTTGATATTGGTGTAACATATTCTCAATATGACAGTTATAATACAGTAGTGTACTTGGGCACAACATTACAAACATTGAATGTTGATTACACTTATAACAACACCACAGGCGTTGTTACCTTTATCACTGCACCAGCAGATAAAACTGTAATTCGTGTGGTGACGGGCATACTGACTGTAAGTGTCATAAACACTGCCGCAGCAACATCAAACGCAAAATTAAATGTGCTGCCTGGCCTAACTGGCACAGCGTTTGCAAACATTGGTTTTATAAATTATCCTTACACACAAACAATTACAAGTCCAAATCCAAGTCAGTTTGCTCGTTTTGGCGCTAGCTTAACCATTGACTCAACTGCAACAACATTGGTAGTTGGCGCTCCAAACGGCAATATGTATAAACCAGTGACGTTTGACAACAACACAACTTATTTTGATGATCGTAGTACTATATTTTCAACCACAATTGTACAAAGTGGTGTAGCATATACCTTTGATTATTTGCCAAGTTCCACAGACTCAGTCAACAATCCCGGCAAGTTTGTGTTTGGTCAACAATTGTACAATGATGCAACCAAAGAATTTGACAGTTACGGTACAGGACTCAGCTACATCACAGGCAAACTATTAGTGGGTGCGCCAGGCAATGATTTAGAAGACAGTCAGTTTGCTAACTTTGGTCAAATTGTTGTGTTTGATAACCCCGACAGAACACCGGCATGGACAGTGAAACATCTACAGACACCAGTGGTAGATATTGCTTTAATGAATTCTGTCTACATGTACGACAAATTAGAATCCCAAGTGACCAGTTACCTGGATTTCTTTGACCCGTTGCAAGGTAAGATTCTAGGTGTTGCTCGCGAAAATATTGACTACATCGGAGCGGTGGATCCAGCAAACTACAACAATGGTCCAATTCGCAATGTCGGCAATCCATGGGCCACTGCAAGAGTTGGTCAAATTTGGTGGGATACTAACTCGGTTCGCTTCATAGATCCCAACCAAGACGATATTGTTTATGCAAGTCGTCGATGGGGACAAACATTCCCAGGCAGTCGCATTGATATCTATCAATGGGTTGAGAGCGAAGTGCCGCCTTCCAATTACACAGGCCCTGGAACTCCACTGAGTTTCCTAAGTTATACTACTCGTGCTGAGTTAAATTCTGAAAATGTTTTTGCTACTCGTTATTATTTCTGGGTGAGAAATATTTCCACAGTCAACACCGTGGCAGGAAAAAAACTCAGTACAACTGCCATTGCCAACTATATCCAGTTTCCTCGTGCCAGCGGCATTGCATATCTTGCTCCGTTAAATGCAAGCACAGTGGCCATTTACAATGTGCTTGACCTAATAAGTGCTCAAGATACAATCTTGCATGTTGAATATGATCGCTTGGCCAATGATGACAATGTTCACCAGGAATATGAATTAATTGCTGCGGATCGTGCTGACAGTTTCTTAAGTGGTAACTTGTATTTAAAACTGCAAGACAGTTTCTCTGGCATTAACATTACCGGCGCCAGTGTGCCTGATCCTGGACTGAGTCCAGCCATGCGGTACGGTGTGGAATTCCGCCCTCGACAGAGCATGTTTGCTGATCGTTTTGCAGCACTGCAAAACTACCTGGGCCGCGCCAATACAGTGTTGGCACAATACCCTATTACTGAAACAAAAAGTTTCACCTTGCTCAACAGCAGAGAACCGGAACCGGCATCCAATTCCGGTGCATGGAACAAAAGAGTTGCTGACCTTTCAGAATTAAGTTATCAAAATCTAATTATTGTGCCCCTTGGATATCGATACCTAGTGGTTTCCGACTCCAGCAACAGTGGATTTTGGACCATATACGAAGTTGTAAGCGGCACTGCGCCTGGCTCTAGAGAACTGACTCTGATCCGTGTTCAAAACTATGATACCCGCAGATATTGGGCGTACATTGATTGGTATCTGCCTGGCTATAACAAAACAGTAAATCCAGTAACTTCAGTATCAAACTATGCCGGATTGCTCGGAGTGACATTGCAAATTGCACCAGTTGGTGCCAGTGTTGAAGTGACCAATGCTGCTACCACTGGAAAATTTGAAATTTACCAACGCACTGACCTTGGATGGGACCGCGTGGGATTGCAAGATGGCACAATTGAATTTAGTCGATCACTGTGGGACTATGCTGCTGGCAATTTTGGATTTGATGTAGAAGTTTTTGACACTCAATATTTTGATCAAGAACCTGTTATTGAGACTCGTAAAATTATTCAAGCAATCAACGAACAGTTGTTTGTTGACGAGTTGCTGATTGAACGCAATCGTGCATTGATATTGACATTTGAATATGTGATGAGCGAGTTTGCTTCACCGGACTGGTTGATAAAAACCAGTCTAATTGATGTTAATCATAAGATTCGTAATTTATTACCGTATCAATTTTATAATCAAGACAATCAAGACTTTGTATTGAACTATATACAAGAAGTCAAACCTTACCATACACAAATTCGAGAGTTTAATCTGTCATACAATGGCAACGATGCTTATCCAGGACTGATGACCGACTTTGACTTGCCGGCATTCTGGGATTCAACATTGACTGTGCCGCAATTTATCAGTCCAGTATTGCTGCCGTATACTCAATCAACGGCCAACAGCAATACCAACTTCAATGCTGATACAGCAGCTGATTCTACACTGTGGGCTAAAACCCCGTGGGACGAATGGTACGCAAATTACACACTGAGCATACAGGCAGTTGTGATTACCAATGGTGGAGTTGGATACACAGTAGCACCAACAATTATTGTGACCGGTGATTGCGTTGAACAGGCTGAAATGACTGCTATTATCAATGGTGCAGGACAAGTGTCTGGCATAACCATTGACAACTATGGCAGTGGTTACACAACCACTGCCATTATAACTTTTGTTGGCGGAAACGGCACCGGTGCAGCAGCAGCAGTAACAATGGGCAACGATTTGGTTCGTCAGATCACTACCAGAATCAAGTACGACAGATATGAATATTCATCCACAATTGTTGAATGGCAAGCTGGCGTAAACTACGACAATGGCACACAGGTTCGTTATTTGAACCGTGTATGGGAGGCCGCAGCTGACGATAGCACAGGCATTCAGAGCAATACATTTGATCCTGGTCAATGGGTACTTGTTAATCCTGGATTGCTAAGTGGTGTTGATCGTACAATGGGTTTTTATACTCCCACAGTGAACGAGCCTGGGTTAAGTTTACCATTGTTGATTGATGGAGTTGAATATCCCGGCGTGCAAATGTTTGGCGTAGGGTATGATCAATATCCGGGATTTGATATAGCACCATTTGATACTACGCCATTTGACAATTTGACATATGGGCCAGAAGGTCTGCCCACATACGATCAGACCATATTGGATGCCATCTACACAAGTCCATACAACGATCCTTATCTGGGAACATTGGCCACCAGTATCAATGCCGATGGCGGCGCCTATATTGATACCTATTCAAGTTATGCTCCAGAAGAATTGGTGCCTGGCAGCGAGTTTGACACACTGGATCTTAGAGTGTACACAACCCCGGGTGCTGATTGGGCCCGCGACGGCCACGGATTCCGTATTGAAGTTAAAAAATATAATGTTGCGGCAGTACCAGAAACATTTGCGTTCGCTGGTGTAGACCCAGTTCCTGCTACATTGCTTGTGGAAAATCAAACCACAGGGCTGTTGATGCATCCTGTAACAGATTATACAGTCAACTGGGTCAATCAGACGGTCACTGTGATCAATGGTGTTGATGTTGGTGATGTCATAGTAATTTCATTGTTTGAAATAGGTGGCGGCAACCAGTTACTCAAGCGTCCTTATAACGGAGCCGAAGTTGGAAGTTCACTGTTAGTTCCAGTTCAGTATTCATTGATTGAAGAATTTGTTATATTTGTTAATGGCAATTTAATTGTCAATTATACCTATGCACAAGCAGGAACAAATACAAGACTAGTGTTCGCCAACACTTATACATCTGCTGACTATTTGATGATTGCAGCCATTGGACCAACCACCATCGACAACACTGCAATAAATTACAGTTGGTCAGTTCCAGTTACTCAGTACATTGCAGGCATATCTGACCAATATCTGTACACGCTGACCAACAGTATGGAGTACACCAATCCAGACAATGTGTATGTCACCATTGACGGCCGTCGTGTAAGAACATCGGCTGGCGCACAATACTATGCTGATGGCACCAGTGAATACCTGTTGCCTCAACGTCTGGGCTTTGACCAAAGCATAATTGCCGACAACGAGGTTCGGGTGTATGTCGACGATATTCCGCAAATTCTCAACATAGATTTTATTGTTGAACCATATGATCCTGATACTCCAAGAGCAGTGATTTTTGCTGTCACTCCAACCAACGGAGAGAAAATTTTAATTTGTGTAACTACCAATGCACAAGCAGTGGTCACTGGTGACCAAATATTGTTTAATCAATACGGCGGCTTTGTTCCTACAGATGACCAAATTATTGCTGTAACAAGCTGGAATGATACTCGCCAACAGGATATACTGACACAGGTATATGTTGGTCCTGGCGCAAGAACTACTCCAGATGGCACTGAACCGTTTGACAGTACAGATTTTGACGTTGGAACAGTAGTTGGTGCGCCAGGGTCGTTTGATTACAGTCCGCCGCAGCAAGTGTCATTGAACAACTTGTTCTTGGATCATTTGAACACAGATCCTGATCGTTTATTTGTCACTTTAAATGGTGCCTTGATATTCAACAATGTCGGCTATACACTTGTAAATGATGAAATTGTGTTGGCCGGCGAATATATATTGTCACCAACTGATGTAGTGATGATCACGCAGTTTACCAACAGCATTGCTCCATTGGCAATGGCATTCCGTATATTCCAAGACATGCGCGGTGTGCAAGCTACCTACCGCATTACCACAGCAACTACAACATATTTGACACAAGCGTTGAGTGTTGATGCTGACACAATTTATGTGTACAATGCAGCCGCACTGGATGAACCAAATTTAGCCAATAATATCTGGGGTCTGTTGACAATTAACGGTGAAAGAATTATGTACCGCAATCGTAATCTGACTAACAATACAATTACTGGATTGCGTCGCGGAACAGCTGGAACTGGCGCTGCTGCCCATGCGGTCAACGCAGATGTTTACAATATTGGTCGCGGTAATTTATTACAACCAGAATATCAGAATTATATTGTTTCTAACATAACTTACCCATTGGTGTCGGGAATAAACATTGGTGACGGAGTTACCACATCATTTGTGGCTGCATTGATAGATGTATCCAGCGAAGACAGTACTGTATATAATGAAGCAATTGAAGTTTACATAGGCGGAACATTGCAATTGGGCGGATATACCGTTACCAATGAAAATCCTGTCACTGTGTTGTTTGATACAGCACCAGCAGATGGATCAGAAGTTACAATATTGGTACGGCGCGGAGTAACATGGTATGCACCTGGCGCAGGAACCCCAAGCAACGGTGTAGCACTGCAAGATACTGACACTGTGGCTGCAAGGTTTTTACGGGGCGAATAATCAAGGTAAATAAAGTATGACTCAAAATGCAATACCTCAACAGACCGCTGCACCGGCCAAAAAACCTCAAGAAACAGGAACTATTTCTGTTGAAGGTCATATTCGTATTTTTGACCCAAAGACTAAGGAAGTTATAGTGGAGAAGCGAGCATGATAATTCAGCCAGGGTTAGCTAAAATTGAAGGATTTATTAAAATTCATGATCCAAACACCGGCGAAGTTTTGGTGGATAAAAAGAACGCAATTCACTATGAAAATATATCCTATGCAATGGCCCAAACTCTGAGCAACAGAACATCCGCGCAGGGTGGCGGCTGGATATACTTGATGGCATTTGGCAACGGCGGATCCAGTGTGGATCCTACAGGTATCATTACCTATTTGCCTCCAAACACAGTCGGTCAAAATGCCAATCTATACAACGAAACTTATGCCAAAGTAGTAGATGATAATTCAGCTGCTGATACAGACACTGCTAACAATAAAATGACAGTGTTGCATACATCTGGTAAAGTTTACACAGATATTTTAGTGACATGTTTGTTGGATTATGGCGAGCCGCCGGGACAACAAGCATTTGATAATAGCACAAATTTCAATGGGGAATATGTGTTTGACGAACTAGGGCTTAAAACATGGAACGGCAGTGCTACAAATTTGCGCTTGATTACCCATGTGATATTTCACCCGGTACAAAAGAGTTTGAACAGACAGATACAGATTGATTACACAATTCGTATTCAGACGCTAACCAATCTTAGTGCAGCATAAATACATTTAACGGAGTAAGCTACAAATGTCATATACAATTAACTTAACAAATGGTACAATATTTGCTACTATTGCAGATGGTACCATCAACACAGCCAGTTCAATGATTTTGGTTGGTAAAAATTACGCGGGCTACGGCGAATTTTTAGATGAAAACTTTATCCACTTGTTGGAAAATGGATCCAATACCACAGCGCCAGGCGCACCATTAACTGGACAACTTTGGTGGGATAGTACCAATAGTTTAATGAAAGTCTATAACGGATCAACCTTTAAGACAATTTCTTCCGCCACAGCTCAGTCCACTGCTCCAACCAATAATGTAGTAGGTGATCTATGGTACGACACAGTCAATGCCCAGCTTAAAGTTTGGACAGGCGCTGCATTTTTATTGGTTGGCCCAGCTTTTACATCAGGGCAAGGCACAACAGGTGCCATTGCTGACACCATTACAGACAATGTATCTGTAAGCCACGTTGTAATTAAATTGTATGTTGAAGATGATGTGGTTGGCATTGTCAGTAAAGACGCTGCATTTACTCCACAGACGGCCATTAGTGGATTTACCACAGTACGCCCGGGTATTACATTGAGCACATTGATAGGAACACAAGTTCCATTGTTCCAAGGAACTGCTTCGGTGGCCCAAACACTTGTAGGAAACTATGCTCCATCAGATTTCATATTGAAAAATGTAAACGAAACCACAACTGGCACATTTGGTGTGTTGAACAACACTGGATTATCGGTTGGTGCTAACCAGGATTTCCGAGTTGGCGTAACCGGCACAGCAGCAACAATTTACAATCAAACCAGCAATGGCAACATTGCATTCAACGTCAATATTGGCGGTACACCAACTACAGTCATGACAATCAATGGCGCTACTGGTGGTATCAGTGGTACAAATATCAGTGCTCAATATGCTGACGTTGCAGAACGCTTTGCAGCAGATGATGTGATGGAAGCAGGAACTGTGGTTGAACTTGGCGGCGCCAATGAAATTACCAGAGTCACTGACGAACTAAGTGAAAATGTGTTTGGTGTCATAAGTACTCGAGCAGCTTATTTGATGAATAGTCTTGCTGGATCTGACACAACTCACCCTGCTGTCGCAATGACAGGCCGTGTCCCAGTCAACACTGTTGGGTTGGTACGCAAAGGCGACAGACTGGTATCAGCCGGCAACGGCGTTGCAAGAGCAGCACAGGCAGGCGAAGCCACAGCATTTAATGTTATCGGTCGTTCGTTAAATGATAAATTAACTACAGAACTTGGCGTTGTGGAAGCAATTGTTAAGATTAATTGATTAAAATAACACAGGTTAATATCACCCAGCAATCTTCGATTGCGTTGAAATTGATCAACTAATACAAAGGGAAATAAAAATGACTTATTCAGTAGGAAATACCATAGTAGCAACAGACTACAATGGTTTTATCAGCACCAACGCTGCCAATATAAATGGAATCTGGTCAACCGGTGCCACATCATTTGGATATGGTGAAACAGCAGTGAGCACAGTATCTGCTGGTGCAACTATCACAGCCACACAATGGGCCACATTGAACAATAGAATTAGTTCAATGGCCAGCCAGACTGGTACAAGCATCACCAGCAGAACAAATCCTGTTGCGGGAAATACCATTACAATTTTAGCAAGTTTAGACACAGATATCACTAATATTACCACCAACCGTGGTAATGCAGTGGCCAGTGGTGCTCAGACTGTTGCATTCAGTGGCACATCAAGCAAAACAACCAACACTGGCACTGCAAATAATGCGTGGACAATTACATTTACTCACACCATAACTTGGGCCAGTGCCGATGCTGCACGATATTTTTTCAATGCTGGTGGGCGGATCAAATGGGAATGCAACAAATCTTCAACCGGCAACGATGGCGATGCTGAATGGAACGACTTGGCCAGCACTTTGGTCGGCGACATCTACATCACAGGTGGCGTAGCCACACAAACTATTGCAGCCGTAGCATATACTGGTACAACCAAAGTTGGCGGAACTGGTACACCTAATACTCTGTTAACCACAACAGGCTGGTACGATTTACTGACCACAGATACTTTGATCTACCGTCAATACGCTGATACCGCTCCGTATACTGGACAGAACATTGCCCTCAATGCCAAAACAGCAGGCAGTGGCACACAATTGGTATTGACCACAACTTGGAACGACCCAGGCGGCGATGCAGCACCCGGTGGTACCAACATCATCACCGGTGGTACTGCTACTGGTTCACCATTTAGTACATTTGGCACTGCACCTGCCACAATAGTTACCTTATTTGTGCCAAGTGCCACTTACCTGACCAGTGCAGCATGGGGTACACCAAGTATTGCTGCTACAGTTGCTTAATTAAACCCTAACGGTTTTACCAAAAAGGGCCTTCGGGCCCTTTACTTTTGTCTGTGTATGCTGTATAATAATCTACATGAATACTGAACAATTGATCGAAACTAGTCGCACTCGTTTTGAGCATGTGGCAGCACGCCGCTTACTTAAAGAAAAATACGCTGCCAAAATGCTGTTTGCCTACAATGGCGGCATGTGGTGTGCCGGTCCCGAACTACTGACACTGTTGCAAGCACTACCAGTACAAGATGCAGTGGTAATTTTAGACCTGTACGAAACACCAGTGCAGATCAATCCAACGGAACTACAGTATCTAGCATTGGGTCGCTGGCAAGAACAAATGACAGCGTGGTTAGTTGAATATGAAGAAATTAGCAAAAAACGATGACCACTGGTGCATTAATATTTGCGTTCAATAACGAACATACAGATTATGTTGCTATGGCCAATTGGTCAGCTAAAAACATACATCGACATTTGAATATTCCCGTTTGTCTAGTCACTGATCAAGCGCCAGTTCAGCCGCATTCATTTGATAAAGTAGTAATTGCCACCGCAGCCAATGCAGGAACAAGATACTTTTCAGATTACGATTCAACTGTAACATGGCACAACACCAATCGTATGGACGCCTACTGTTTAAGTCCGTGGGACCAAACATTGGTGTTGGATGCTGATTATGTTGTTGCCAGTGATCAACTTGCCACTGTGTTACAAAGCCGTCAAGAATTTTTATGTTATAGATGGGCTGCTGATGCCACAGGTGTTAGAACATTTGATGATTTAAATTACTTTGGCAGTCACCGCATGTCCATGTGGTGGGCCACTGTGATGATGTTTGGCCGCAGCAGGTCAGTTGAGTTGTTGTTTGATTCAATGCAGATGATTCGGAACAATTGGACACACTATAGAAACTTGTATAAAAATAACACAAGCACCTACAGAAACGATCACGCACTGAGCATTGCGTTAAATACTCTAAGCGGGCACACATTACAGGTCAACTCGATTCCGGGATCTTTGGTCAGCGTTACCCCAGAACATCGATTGACACAATTGTCACCGGACACATACAGAGTAGATTTTAAAACATCCGACAACAAAGCACGATGGGTCACTATTGGTCAAGATTTTCATGCCATGGGCAAACAACAACTAGGAGCAATTGTTGAAAATCCTTGCTGAACGCGGCTATCTAATTCCGGCCATAAACACAGACACAGTGGACTATGTTGCTTGTGCCACGCAGTTGGCTGACAGCATACGAGCATGGCATCCTGATGCCAACATAACTGTGTTGACAAAAGAAATGTTACCATATGGCGATCACGGCGGTTTTGCCAACGACTGGCAAGTGTTTGCTGCAAGTCCTTACAGGCAAACCATCAAACTGGAAGCAGACATGATTGCAGCCAGTCCCATTGATCACTGGTGGAGCATGTTTGAACATAGAGACATGGTCGTCAGTCAAGGATGTAGAGATTTTTATGATCAGCCCAGGCACAATCGTCGTTACAGAAAATTGTTTGATGTCAACAACTTGCCAGATGTGTACAACGCAATAACATATTGGCGTGTAAGTAAAACAGCACAAGAATTTTTTCAATTGGTCAGGAGTATTTTTGAAAACTGGTCCAACTTTAAAACACTGTTGAAGTTTCCCGAAGAAGTTCCATCGACTGATGTTGTTTATGCAATGGCAGCAGAAATAACGGGCAGAGAGCAAGTGACCCTGCCCCGGGGATATGGACCCACTATGGTACATATGAAACCAGGTATTGTTGCCACGCATACCCGAGACTGGACCAAAGAACTGGTATGGGAAAATACCAATCCGGGTGTGCGTATAAACACCATAGCACAGTGGGGATTTGTACATTATCATATGAAAGACTGGAGATTGACATGAGTACTGAACAAGACAAAATCAAACACAGCAAACGACTGCTCAAAGATGAAAACGCTGTAAAGAAGCAGACCCGGATTGCAAAATCCAAAGGGTCAGACATTAGTCAACCACACAAGTTTGCAAAACAGCATGCCATGGATTGTGGCAATCCCAAATGTTTGTTGTGCTCCTACGCCAAAGTACTGGGTATTGACCCTGTGCAAGTGAAACGATTTGATCAAGATGTTGACACAGCGGCTCATAAACACAGCAATGGATTGGCCCCGGACCGTGAATGAAACTGAAGAAAATTTTTGGAAGGCCTGGGCAGAACCTGTGCCGGAGCCTGCACCTGTGTTTTTCAGACTGTACCACGACGAACATGGACGCCCATTATCTTACAGCATGGAGCACCTACCAGGTAATTACATAGACATAGATGCTGAAACATATCAACTGAGCTCACGTCGTGTACAGGTCATTGACGGAAAACTTGTACACATAGCGCCAAAGAAAACAGTTACCAAACTAGTACCCGGTTCAACCGGTACACCTTGCGTACCCAGCAACATCAGCATTGTTGTTGACCCGCAACAACCACATACAAAATGGAGTTTAAAATCACATGAATCGGATTGACATTGCAGATCTTGACTGCATTTACCTAACTTATGATGAACCACAAAAAGAAGAATTCTGGGTAAAGATTCGTAATATGGTTCCGTGGGCCAAGCGAGTGGATGGTGTTCGGGGCAGTGATGCAGCACACAAAGCTGCTGCTGCGGCCAGTGATACCGAACGCTTTGTGTTGATTGACGGCGACAACATGCCAGACCCTGAATTTTTTAACCAGACACTGGAGTTGCCCGATGCTCAGTGGGAATCCGCAGTGTTTCGTTGGCGTGCCCGTAATCACATAAACGGATTGATGTATGGCAATGGTGGACTGAGTTCGTGGACCAGAAAGTTTGTCAATGATATGCGAACACACGAAGCCACCGACGGTCGTGCAGCAACCGAAGTGGAGTTTTGTTTTGATCCCTTGTACTGGGCCATGCATGATTGCTATTCAACCACATATCCCAATGGCTCAGCTTTTCATGCATGGCGTGCTGGTTTCCGTGAAGGTGTCAAAATGTGTTTGAACACAGGCAAAAAACCCACGGTGGCAGAGTTTCGAGATCGGGTACACCAACGCAATCTTGACCACTTGACTGTATGGCACAATGTAGGTCGTGATGCTGAACACGGCATTTGGAGCATGGCCGGATCGCGCATGGGCTCTTATATGACCATGCTGACCGGCTGGGACTATCGCACAGTACAGGACTTTGCTGCGCTAGAACAACTGTGGACCACAGTCAAAGATACTGACCCCGAAATAGTGTTGAGCCGAGTAGCCAGCGAATTAACCACGCAGTTGGACTTGCCAATGGTTTGGATTGACGAGTCTGCTAGTAAATTCTTTAAACATCACTATCGCAGCAACTGGCACAATCGCGGTGTCGCTGTGAGAGAGATTGATGTTATTCGTAGTCAAGAAGGTTGGTAATAGCAGTAGCCAATGCTTGATGAGTACGCACCCCATAATGAAAGTTATCACGAGCACGGTCTAGCATTGGCATTGGTGATATTATATTTTTACCTAGTTTGTCATAATCAATTTCTTGATCATGCCAGTCGGGT